ATTAAAAGGAGTAGGCGGTTTAAAATTAAAGACGAATAATTGGTCGCAACCGCCCGACCTTTTCACCGAAGAAGTCATATTGACGAGTGGTGGTAAGGATAGTATCGCAAATAATACGCCACCAAGATTAGAGTTTAATCATATTGGCGACCAAGATGCTTTTAGGTATAGGGTGAATGGTGGTGATGTAGCGTTTATGAGTGATGGTTCTTGGGTATTTTTAGAAAATGTTGGTGTAACTATCTACGGAACAACCTCCCAGCGGGTCGCTCAATTTTATCAAGGATTTTTGGGATTGTATGATAATATTGGCGTAGCGTCAAATATCAAAATAGACCCCAAAAATGCTATAAGTGGTAATCCTCAAATAACGCTCACAGACGGAACAACGACAAATACGATAAATCAAAGTGGATACACCACAAGGAATACGACTGCGAACTTACCGCATTATCTCAATTTCAGCGATGCTTCTACTACTGGGGTTGGTGCTATTCAAAAGACCGCTGGAATATCGTGTAATCCATACACTAATACAATCACGGCAACGACATTCGTGGGTGCTTTGAGTGGAAACGCCACAAGTGCTACAACGGCAACAACGGCAACCAACGCCACGAATGTAGGAATTACAAGTGATAATACGAGTGGAACTTATTATATACCTTTCGCAAAGACGAGTGGAACTGGAAACAAACCCCTATTTATTGACGATGTGACTTCTCCACTTACTTATAACGCTTCAACTGGTAATTTAAATGCCCTTATTTTTACTGGGTCAGCAAATATTACAAACGCCCTCAATAATTATACATTCGTCGCAACTACTCTCACTCTTGATTTTGGGTCGCTTACATTCAAAAACTTCTATAACTCAACGCCAATTACCTCCGCAATTACGCAATCGGCAGTTTCGTTCTCCAATGCCGTCGCTGGTGGGTCTTATATGGTTTATATTACTACTGGGGCTCTCGGTTCTTTTACATTCAATACTGGAATAAGTGGGGTTAAAACAACTTTCGCCACAGCATTTACCATTCCACAAAGTTCAGTCGCAGTAATGAGTATTTACTATATCAACTCGGTTTATATTGTCGGTATTAATATCTTGACCTAATGTATAATGAGCGGATTTTTTTTAGTCAATCAAGCACCCTTTCAGTTTGTATGGTGTTCTACTGGATTAGGTCAATATCAAACTGGTATTGGTGCGAGTATAAGATATAATTTAGCACCAACGAATAATGTTGTTGGTGGTGTATATACTTCCGTTAGTGGAAACTCTCCAAATACTTATAAAAATCAAAGAGGAGCATTAACATATTCGTTTATTGGAACTGGCGACCACAGCGTTAATAAAACAACCGCACCGCCTTATACTGATAGTGTCCTTGCTACTGCTTCTGGAACAACAAATTACACTTTAACAATTACAGAAGGAGGCACAGGTCAAAGGTGTATTTACAATAATAGTATTACTTGGGGTGGTGTTTAAAAATCTCCGCAAAGAGTATAATGATAGGATTTCTTATCGGTTTCGTCGTTGCGTGGGTGTCCAAAGCAATAAAAGATTATCTCCGCAAAGAGTAGATATGGGAGACCAATTACGCTCTCACTATTACGGATAGTGCGACTGGTATTAAAAAATTATTCAATAATAGTGTGGTTTGGGGGGCAGTTTAAAATTGCGTAAGTATAATAGCGCTGTCGTATTTGATTTAGAAATATTATCACTCTCTATATCAAATGTCTAACGGAACGGAAATATAAACATCAATTGTATGAAATTATCATAAATAGTATGTTTCGCATACGCCTTTTTCTAACTGTATATATAATGGCTTTTACACGCTTCCATGATGACCCCGCAAGAATCGCAAAACAATTACAACAACAAACCGACCAAGAACGCTGGTATTTAGATGTTCCGGGAGTTGGCGGTGGAGAAAAACCGTGCTTCATATTAGACCCCCATATTATCCCGCAGAAATGGGGCGCCAATATGTGGACCCAAAGTACCGACATTAATAGCGCACTTTTAGGAATAGATAGACGTCTCAACCGCGACTGTATACCCGTTAATGGTAAAAACCCCTATAAACGTCAAACCATACATACTTCCCCTATAGATTATGACACATGTGATTCCTTTTTGACTACGGAACAATCTAGATCCATTATGCCAGCATGGACAGCTCGCGATTTACAACAGAATCACGGGTATTTGTTACCGAACGATCCTCAAGCGCATACTGAACTACCTTTTCAGCATTCTGTTAGTACGCGCATTTTAGAGAAATCGACTTTTAAACGTGAATATGATTGTGTTCCTCCAAATGACCAAAGATACACAGTGCCAGTTAATATCCAAAGAGGCACTTATGTAGCTGGTCGTACCACATGTAGTGCCGCCAATGATTGTGAACGGGTTTAAGGCATTACGACATGGTAACTATTGTATCTTGAATATTGTTGAATGTTTATTTTATACTTTTTTCTAAAATAAAAAAGGTATAAAATGTAAAAAAGTATAAAAAATATAAAAAGTATAAAAAAATGTAAAAGTATATGTATATAATATGGAATTAGCTATACCATTAGTTGCTTTAGGCGGAATGTATATAATTACAAATCAAAATAAAAATAAAAATAAAGAAAACCTTAAAGAGGGTTTAAAAAGAATGGACTCAAAACCACAAAAAAAAGAAAACTTTGAAAATATGGGTATTCGAACTAATCTTCAAGTAAGTAACACAGAATCGCGCTTCAACAATTATTTGCCTAACGCGCATGTTGCTCCACAGAATTATCCCATTACAAACAACAAAGAATTAGTGGATACCGTCCAAGAATATCCCAATCCCAATGTAGCCACAGACAAGTATTTTAATCAAAATGTATACGAACAAAAGGAACGCGATGGATTACGAATTGGTGATAGCATTCAGCAAATTTATTCGCTCAGCGGCGACTATCTTTCTTCCAGAGATTTCTCGCACAACAATATGGTTCCATTTACGAGAAGCAAGCCATTTGGCCAAACATACAATGTGAATAACGCAGAAGTTATTTTAGACAATTATGTAGGAAACGGTTCGCAAATCATTAAAAAGATAGAACAAGCGCCGCTTTTCAAGCCGGAAGACAATGTTCAATGGCCTTATGGTGCGCCCAATGCGAGCGAATTTTATCAGTCGCGAGTTAACCCCGTAAATCGCAACAACATGGTGAAACCATTTGAATCTATTCGAGTTGGTCCCGGTTTAGACAAAGGATATTCATCGAACGGCAGCGAAGGTTTCAACTCTGGAATGGAAGCCCGTGACAAATGGTTGCCTAAAACGGTCGATGAATTACGAACAACTAACAATCCTAAACAAGAATATAATTTAGACAATTTACAAGGACCGGCGCAATCCGTTATTAAAAATGTAGGAATTGAAGGAAAGGTAGAGAAATACAGACCAGATACCTTTTTTATCAACTCGCAAGATCGGTGGCTAACCACTACTGGTGCGGAAAAGGCGACCCGATTAATAGCAGAAGAAGTACAAAAAACATCACATCGTAATGATACCACGACATATCAGCACGGTACCCCTAATGCTATTTTAAAGACGGCCAGTTATGTCCCGTCCAGACACGAAGTAGCAAAGAAAACGCAATTAGAGGGTTTCGAAGTCGGCCATTCGAACGCGACGGGTGCCGGACCACACCATGACAAAGACAATCATCAAAAGAGCCACACTAATTATACGAATAATCGTGTCATCAATCAACAACCACAAACATTTGGATCCGGATTTACTCATGCGATAGGTGCGGCGATTGCGCCAATAATGGATATTTTGAAGCCATCTAGAAAGGAGGAATACAGTTGTAATATGCGTGTTTATGGAAATTTAGGCGGTGCGGTGCCAGGTAACTATGTTTTGAACGACGGCGATGTACCCGATACGACTATAAGGGAGACTACATTGTACAGACCCAATGGATACATTGGTAATCAAACAGATAACGCGGCTTACCTTATTACGGAACAAATACCTATTACCAATCAACGTGACAGTATGAATCACAACCAGATGTTAGGTTTGAAGTCCAGTTATGGAAATCGTCAATATGATGCGGTTTATAGACAGACAAATAGTGCTGTAAAGGAGAAAACGATAGTAGGGCGTACGAATGGAGGAAATGCGAAACACTATAACCATCAAATTAATGTAACCATGTCGAAATTGGACTCGGATCGTGATAATAACCGATTGTGGGCACCTCAAACCATCATTCAGAGTGGTCCATCAGTTCAAACATATGGTAAAGCAAATATGCCCCAATATATAGACAATTGTATGGGATGTGAGCGTATTAGTCCGGATATTTTGAACGCATTTAAGGAGAATCCTTATACGCACAGCTTGACTAACTCTGTATAAAAACACAAATAAAACTATTTAAAGTTATATCATCATTTTATATAGTTATGAAGACCGTTTATACCAAATGCGCGCAAAATATTAAATGTTTACAAAAACAGTTGCCAGATATAGGACGTATATTCTTATTTGATGTTACATTACGAGACGGTCTTCAAGGGTTAACTAGAGAGCAACAAACCAAATTTTTGTTACAAGACAAAATGAAACTATATACAACGATAAAAACACTGTATGAGCCAGAGGCCATAGAAATAGGTTCGATAGTGAATGAAAATGTGTTGCCTATTTTTAAAGATACCTTGGAATTCTTGGATTTAATTAATCATCCTAAAAAAATACAAGAAAATGATTTAGAAGATATGGATTATACAAATCATTATGTTTTAATACCTTCTAAAGAAAAATTATCGATAATTTTGAATAATCAAAAAATACATAATTTATCTTTTATTACGTCTGTCTCCAACAGTTTCCAATTAAAGAATGCGAAAAAGACATTGGAACAAGGGGACAATGAAATATATGAAATGCTGTATATGATAGATGAAAATCATTATCGTCAATACCCTCCTCAAATTAAGTTGTATGTATCGTGTATCAATGAATGTCCCATTGAAGGAAGAATAGATAATGATATTATTGTAAAAAGATTACTTCAACTACAAAGAATGAATGTGGATAATATATGTATATCGGATACATGTGGTACGCTTGAACCGCACGATTTTGAATATATCGTTACTGTCGGGCAAGCAAATGGACTAAATGTATCAAAATTATCATTACATTTACATGTAAAAAATGGTAGGGAGTGTGCCGTGGAATCGATTATTCATACAGCATTAGATAAAAATATTAGACGGTTTGATGTATCTCTTTTACAATACGGTGGTTGCTCTGTCACGATGGACGCGACAAAATTAGCCGCAAATTTGTCGTATGATTTGTTTTATAGTTCTTTATACAACTACATTGTGAAAAGAATGACATAAATACGTATAAATAAATACGTATAAATAAATACGTATAAATAAAATATAAAAACAGTAATCTAATATTAGGTAGATGTCATTAGTAATTCATCAAAATATAAAGGATAAGTTAAAATACTTTTATGAAATTAAAAAAATACCAAATATTATTTTTAATGGTCCTAGTGGTTCTGGTAAAAGCACAATTGTGAATGATTTCATATCACTTATATACGATAACAATAAGGAAAGAATGAAGGATTTTGTAATGTATGTAAATTGCGCACACGGTAAAGGTATTAAATTTATTAGAGAGGAACTAAAGTTCTTTGCTAAAACGCATATTAATTCCAATGGTGGTGATACATTCAAGAGTATTATATTGTTAAATGGAGATAAACTAACAATGGATGCTCAATCTGCTCTAAGACGATGTATTGAATTGTTTAGTCACAATACACGATTCTTTATTATTGTAGAGGATAAAAGTAAGTTACTAAGACCCATTTTATCGCGGTTTTGTGAAATATACATATCTGAGCCGGAGTATAAAGGAAAACTGATTAATTTATACCAATATAACCTTTCCGAAACATTTAAACTAACAAGTGTAAAAACTCTTAGAAATGATTGGTTAAAAAAGGAAATTAAAAAAACATTGATAAATCAAGATATATCTGATACAGAGTTAATTGGGTTTGTTACTAAATTATATGAGAAAGCATATAGTGCCTTGGATCTAATAAAATTATTAGAATTCGGTTTTTTTGACTTAACAATGGAGAAACGCTATGAACTCTTAATTGCGTTCAATAAAGTAAAAAAGGAATTTAGAAATGAAAAACTATTACT